AAAATATACCATACCCATTAAATTGTTTGGTGAATTTCTTCTTGCTCCATATGAAAATTCTCTAAACTTTGAGCGTTCTTTTACAGTAACTTCTGTCAAGAAAGAAGCATTCAGGTGCACCATTGCCGACGGTGTAGTAGTTGTTCCAACATTTACGAAAGCAGATACTGATTTGTTTCCTGTGTCAATACTGTCTATAAGTAAATTGTATTCATCTGTACCAACAGTGAAAGAAACTACTTTTTGCTCAGAAACAACACTCAGGTCTTCTTCAAAATAACCTGTTGCTGTATCCATAAAATTGAAATATGTGTTTGTACCTAGACCATCATTGTGAGCAAATTTTACATCATATTTACCACCAACACCTGGTGTAAATTCAATCATATTTACATTTGCTGTATTGGCATCTGCCAATCCTACTGTATGCTCTCGTTCTGTAGCAAAACACATGTCTACTTTGAGAGTGTTTCCTAATGTTCCTGGATAACGTGCAATCCAAGAACCATATGAATTTGTACTACCAAAAATAATACCACTGCCGCTGCCATCATTTAAACCACCTTCGCTAATGAGAAGTTTATCGTAGTAATCTTCATCATTGAATACCAATACTGGACTTCCTGAAAATGTAGCATTTTTAGCGGTGCTGTTGTCAACTAACCTTACAACATTTAAGGTTTCTCCATACTCTAAGAAGTTTTTGCCATTAAACCATTCAACGTAGTTATCATTTGTTGGTTTTCCAAATTCCAAGGCTAATTCTGTTTCATTTGATACTAAAGTTGGAATCATTGCAGGTCCCCAAGTAAAGCGACCAATGACTCCACCTACACTACCTTGTGAAACGGTTACTTGACGAATCGAATTGTCAATTTCATTCGTAACAATTCCCGGTGAGAGTGGAAAATCTGCCATGTTGTATCCTTTTTATGATGCTTGTTATATATAAAAAATACATCAAAAAATAAATTACAATTAATTAATTTTTTTATTTAAAGATATTTATCAATTTTCGACTTTGTAAATACCTTCAAACAGCCATTTATTTTGTCTAAGCATTTCAATATCTTGAGTTTCGTTTTCTTCATCAAATGATGGTGCGATGAATTCATCCATACCATCATTTAAAAATCCAAAAGGTAAATAATTTTCTTCATTTTCTTTTTCTTCCACATATCGCATTAAATTTTCACGTATATTACTATCATACAATTCTTTAAAATATTCTTCATCTACCATCCAAGAAAATAAAACAAGTGTCATCACACAATCATCATGTTTTCCATTTTCTGCCTTATATGAACCAGATTTTGCATCAACTGAAAAGGTTAAAAATTCTCCGACTGTATCAGCGTCAGTTACTAATAATTGATCCTTTTCGACTAACATTTTTAAATTAGAACATCCTATTCTCTTTACTCTTGGTGTTGTGGTAATTCCAAATTTAGCACCTTTATGGAAACCACTGGATAATGAAGTTTTCATATCTCGCTTAACAGTTGTAAATATGTTTTCATATTCTAAATCTTGTGTTAACACATCAGTTACTTGTGAGCCAATATTATTCTCTTCTACAAGAACATATGCTTTATTATATTGTAGTGCTGCATTGTGAATTACTCTGGCATATATGATCGGTTGAATTGTATTGTCTCTGAATACAGCAACAACTCTAAATGGTTTCATAGAAACATCTATCACAGAAAATACAGAAAAATCTTGTTCTCTTCCTTTTGAAACATCCGCCACAATTACATAATCATGACCCTCTTCCACATCTTTATAAATTTTTAAATTCTCAGTTTGTTTTGAAGGTCTTTCAATTGGCATATCTTTAAGTTTATTAGAACTGATAAGTGTTGATGTACTTCCTAAGAATTGACAACAATGTTCTACAAGAAACTTCTCTTCTCCAAATTGAGCAACAGTTTTCTTTTTCCATTCATCATCTCTATCTGGTCTTTGATGCCACATCACTTTGTATGGAACAAAATCATTCACACCTGCTTCTGCTTCTGTCCAAAATTTATAGAAGTGATTTAATCCTTTTGGTGTGGATGTCATGACAACTTTAGATGTCGTACCAGAAGAAATAGTAGGATAGGTAGCTGACCAGAAAATATCAAAATTATCCACAAAGGCACATTCATCCACATAGAGCAAGTTGATAGTCTCACCACGAATGCTGTCTCCTGTTGATGCTGATACCATCACAGAGCATCCATTCTCAAGTTCAATTGAATTTACATTCCATGATAAAACACCTTGTTGCATCCATAGCGGTATGTGTTCATATGCTTGCTTGATGAGTCTTAAACTCTTTCTTGCAGTCTTTGTATAGTTGGCGAGAATTGCAACGTTCTTTGAGCTATTGAAAAGAATATAATGAAGAATATATCCACAAACGGTAGTTGTCTTGGAAATCTGTCTTGCTGACAAAACAATTGTATTTCTATTTTGGTGAACAAGATTTATTATATCCTCTTGGTAATCCCATAATTTAATGATTTGTTTACCTTTATCAATAGTTACAATTTGAAAATAGTTATTCAAAAAATAAACAACATCATTTTTACATTTAATATATTCTTCAATTTGTTCACGTTCAAAAGGAATTTCTTGCCCAACTCTTTTAAGTCTAGGATTGTTTTTATAGTTTTGTAACTGAACTGACATAATTCGCCTTTTTGGAAATGAATAAATAATATAAACTGTCTATCTATTTATTTCAAGGAGATTTTATATATGAAGAGTTTTTTAGGATTTCTGAAAGAACAATCTACTTTAGTAGATGAAGGACTTTATATAGGAGAAGATTTTCCTGCTGGTAAATATACATCAACAAAAAGTCAACCTATTACGAATAAAACGCAATTAGGTTATTATTTATATTTTGTAGAATATGCTTCTCTTACCAGTAAAAATGTAAACAATATTTATTTTGGAATTAAACATAAGCCAGGTGAAGATGGAAATCCTGATTTATTTTGGGGATCACTAAGAACAAGAGCAACTGGAAAAAATGACATTTTACATAATAAAAAATATTGGACTGATAATGTAATAGATTGTGATGGTGATAAATGTTCTCCAGATTCAACAATAAAAAATAGTAAAATATATTTGTCATCTTCATCAAATAAAAATCCAGAAAGTTTACCAAATACATTTTTTGTTGGATTGACACAAGATAAAAAATTTCATCCTTGGATTATGAATACTGCAACATTAAAATATGTTAAGCAGGCTGCAAATAAAGGTGATAGTAAGATTACAGTTTTACCAATAGAAAAATCAAGAAACAAAAAAATACCATCACCATTAGAATATGCATATAAAATTTATGTAATAGATGATATGACGGAATTGAATAGTACACTAGAAACTGTATTAAAAAATCCTACTTCTAAATTATCTTCTGAAGTGAAAGATTTTTTCAAAGAGATGAAAGACAAAGAACAAATGTTATTATCTATGTTGGTTGAATTGGCAGCAGACGATGTTATTAAAAAATATTATCAAACGATTTTAGAATTTTATAAAGAAAATACAAATTATAAAAAACCCAAAGAATTTAATTCAGAAGAAACTTATAAAAAGTTTTTATTAGAATCTATTAAAAATAATCCTTGGACACTAGTTGGTACGTTTGAAGCACTTGGCACAACATTAATGTTTGATTTAATTAAAGGTGACAAAAAAAGTATAAACTATGAACATTTAAAAAATAAAGAATTGCAAGTTAAATCTACAGAACTTTCTTTATCACTACACGATACAAGTAAAAAATTAATAGAGTCTATTGGAAAAGTTTATTTTCCTGAGTCCGTTGATGATGATACTGCCATTCAAATTGCAGCATTCATGAAAGGCGTCAAAGGTGAAAAAATGAATATTGAATTGAAGGCAAAAAGAAAAAAAGAAGCGGCTGAAGCTGAAAGAAAAAAAGCAGAAGAAAGTATGAAAAATTTATTGTTTGGTGGTTATGTTTCTCCTCAATTACCATTATTATATAAAGCAGTTAATGATAACGATAAAAACGCATTGGCAGAACTAAAAAAGTTTTTTATTGAAGTAGAACTCCCTGCTTTATATAGATTAGAACCAAACACTAAATTGAATAAAATTTTCCCAACTCTACCAAAAGAAGGTCAAAATACTTTAAGATTGCTAAAATCACCAGCACCAAAAAGTTCTGGTGAAATGAATACATGGAATGAAACACCAGAGAAATTAGAAAATATAAACCCTGTCAAAGCTGCAAGTTTAGGACTCACTAGTGCTGAACTAGATAGAAGAACGTTTTATCTAGCAGATTTTATTCATTTAATATTTAATAAAAAACTTACGAACATTTCTATTAAAATAAAAGATTTTGTTGAGAATAGTGGATTTATAGAAATAAAGAATGAACAAATGGTAATGAAAGAATCAGTTGTTATTAATGAGAATATGGAAAAAGAAATAAAAGACACTGCACTAGTTCATGTAAAAAATATAATTAACTTAGAAAAGAATCCCTTTAAAAATATATTTTTTCAATTTAATGACAAAGAAATTACAATACATGCCAGTCAACTAAAGGAAGATGCTTCTGATGATAAAGCTTTAAACACTTTCAAAAAAGCTATTTTATTTGGTGCTAATTTAGGTTCAATTCATAACAACATAAGAAAAAGATAATAAATGAAGGCCAATATTCATTTCAATCATTATCAATATCAAGGTGAGCAAAATCTTGTTCAGGATATTCATGATGAGATTATTCAGATTTTAGGCGTGAATGTTTCTTATTTACCAAAAGAACATTTTGATTATGATTTAATTATGGGTTCTGATGATGATCAAAGATTTAATAAAGCATATCTAATTGAGATGATGATGGACCAAATTGATGATTATGTGGGAGATGAACTTCTTGGTAAATTTGGACTGCAAATTGAAGAAACAATTAGTTTGATTGTGTCCCAAAGAAGATTTGATGAAACAAAAATACCAGAGAGACAACGACCACATGAAGGTGATATTATATATTTACCAACAGACGGACGTTTGTATACAATAACTTATGTTGACTATCAAGCTCCAGGCTTTCTACAAGCAGGTATATTTCCTAATTATAGATTGTCTTGTGAATTGTATACTCCAAGTCATGAACAAATTCAAACTGAAATTAAACATATCGATGAAGCAGATCAAGAAGTGTATAGTTTAGATATTCCAATAGATGATATTGTTGGTAGATTTGCAACGAATGAAAAAGTAATTGGTCAAACATCTGGTTTCATAGCTGATGTTAAAAAGTTTTTCCCAAGAAAAAAGGTGTTGTCTGTGAATCATTTAAATGGATTGTTTGAGCCAGAAGAAATTATCATTGGACAAACATCACAAGCACAGGCAAAAGTAACACAAATGATTCAACATGTGGACAACAAATCTGTTGAGAATATAAAACTTGAAACTAACAAAGAATTCAGAGATCAAGGTGATGCTTTGATTGACTGGGACCCTACTAATCCATTAGCATAAACAAAATATGTTTTTCAGTAAAAATGTAGAAGAACAAGATCAGTATCATCAAACAATACGCAATCTAGTTGTAGTCATAGGTTCTTTATTTTCTAAAATGATTTTGGTAAGAAAAAATCATAAGACAGATGAAATTGAAGAAAAAATAAATGTTCCTATTAATTTTTCCAATCGTGATAAAATGCTTACACTTGTTAGAGAATCACCAAGTGTAGAGGCAAAGAACACAAATTACACATTACCTCGTATTGGATTTTCTTTTGAGGGTTTATCATATGATGGTCAACGTATGTTACCAAAAACAGGTGGCAGAGGAAGACCAACAAAAGATGAGAAAAATAAAAAAGATGCAATCATAATGTACAATGGAGTTCCGTATAACTTTGATTTTACAGTATCTATTGTTGCTAAATATGCAGAAGACCTTACACAATTAGTAGAAAAAATATTACCTTATTTCACTCCGAATTTAAATATCACGTACCGTGCAATTCCAGAATTGAGTATAGATATTGATGTTCCATTATTATTGAATAGTGTAAATTGGCAAGATGATTATCAAGGATTACAAGAAAGAAGAATACTGATTGCAGATTTATCATTAACTGCAAAATCTTTTATATTTCCACCAATTAAAAGTTATCCGAAAGTCAATACTGTTTTTGTAGAAACTCATACGTTGGCAACTGCTACAGATTTACAAACTAGCAAAAAAATTCCTTTAGCTGGTCCTTCTGGTGAAAAAATAGTAACGGAGACTTCTGGAAACATTCAAGATGAAACAGCAAGTACATCTATGAATCATCCTAGAAATGAACATAGTTTAGTTAAAATATATGGATATGATGAAAATGATGACTTTGGATTTAGCACATTTATATATGAAGGAAATACTTACGATACCGAAGCAGAAAGAGAACAAGCATGGGCAAACAATGAAATCATTTAATCAATTTCTAAAAGAAGATTATCGTGGTGAACATCAGTCAGCAGGTAAAGAAGGTGCGCCACTTCATGATTTAACACACAATGAAGTTTATCCTAAAGACTATTATAATCGCTGGCAAGAATATGCCAGAGAAGATAAAGATTCGGCATTGATTGTGAATGGATATCGAAATAAGCCAAATAAACAAGTAACTATCTATCGTGCTGTTCCATATCAACAGACAAAAGAAGACCGTCTGGCAGACCTTGAGAAAGCTCAGGCGCTATGGTTAAAAAGAGCAAAACCATATCCCGCATTTGAATCTGAATTTCAGAAACTTGGTGCGAAAAAATATTATGAATGGTTAGGAGATGAAGAAGAGAAATTAAAAAAGAGTGATGTAAAAGTCGAAAATATTTCTCAAATCAATCCTGGCGATTGGGTAACAATTGTACGTGATTATGCAAAGGAACATGGTAAAGATAATCTTAATAATAAGTTTCGTATACTAAGTAAGAAAGTAAAAGCAAAAGAAATTTTTACTGATGGAAATTCATTAGCAGAATGGGGTTATGCACCATGAAATCTTTTCACTCATTTCTTCTTGAAGAAAATACTTTTACAGATAAAAGTGTAAAAGAAAATCAAATATTTAAAGAAGATCAGATTTATACTTATATTCAAAAACTTCATCGCAACCAAGACGACTTTACAGATGGTGATATCAGCGCAAGAATTGAAAAATATAAACAGTATAAAGTTGAGACTGTGAATATAGAAGATATTGATATCAAAGAATTTGATCTTGTTGATGAGTATGTTGAAGACTATGTGGAAGAACTTAAAAAAAAGAAAACTTATCCTCCAATAGTATTAGCACACAATTATCAAATTATTGATGGAACTCATCGAGCCAATGCTTTAGCTGAGTTAGGTTATAAAAAAATAGTAGCATTTGTTGGAATCAAAAAGGAGAATAAATGAAATATATTAAAAGCATATTCGCTACATTTTGTTTGTCTGTTATGTTGGCGTTTTCTGCTCAAGCAGAATTACATACAGATACTTATGTTGGAAACGGAAGAACATTTGTGAATATTGATAGACATATCGTAAGAGGTGGAAAACAATATCCAGTTTTCTATACATCCAAAGAAGATGTTTATGCCTTTTCTTTTGATTATGTTGTTGCAGAAATGAAAAATATGGAAGAAGCTCAAGCAATTGCAAAAAAATACGGAGTAGAAGTAACTACATATGATGATTTGCGAATTGCACTTTTTATCACAAAAAGTCCAATGGAAGTTATGGACTTATATAAACAATTACAAGCAGAACCAATGATTGTATATTTGGAATTA